GGCGCAAGCTAATCTCGAAGTAACAAACGGAAACGGCTCGGCATCGCGTGGATTTGCCGGGCCGTTTCTTTTATCTTGCATTTTGTGGCTTTTCTGTGCCATAATTTTTTTGTAAAGCCTCGCCGGATTCCCCCTATCTTTCCGGCGAGGTTTTGCTATTATTAGGCCATCTACGCGAGAGGGCAGTAATGCTAAAAGGTACAGTTTCTTGGTTTTCTAATTCGCCGACCGCGCCAACAGGTTATGGCGTGCAATCCAATCAGGTGTTGAATCGCATGATTCGCGATGGCCTCGATGTTGCGGTGTTGAGCAACTATGGCCGCGAGGGTGTGAATGGCACTTGGAAATCTGAGTATGGTGAAGTGCCTGAGTACGCTCGAGGTGCTGAGGCTTACTCTCAGGATGTTACGCCGCTGAATCATCAGCATCATGTGGCCAGAGTAGAAAATGAAAAGGGTAAGCAACCTAACGCTCTCATCACTCTTTACGATGTTTGGATTATGCGCGGCGATAAGTACGCCGATCTAAACATTGCATCGTGGACACCGATTGATCACAATCCGATTCCGCCGCTGGTTTTGGATTGGTGCAAGCGCCCGAATGTTACGCCGATTGCGATGAGCCGTTGGGGTCAAGAGCAGCTTGCTCAGCGCGGTGTTGAGAGCATTTACATTCCGCACGCTGTTGAGCCGGTATTTACACCGACTTTCTATCTTGGCGATTTGGATGTTCGCGAGTACATGGGCATTGATGCAGATACTTTCTTGGTTGGCATGAATTTTGCTAATAAGGCCAGCGGTGCGATTCATCGTAAGGCTGTGGCTGAGGCGTTTCTTGCTTTTGCTTTGTTTGCGAAAGATAAGCCCAATGCGGTGCTGTATTTACACACAGACATGTTTGGCAGTTTCGGTGGCTGGAAACTCGATCATCTACTAACGGCCTGTGGACTAACTAAAGATCAGGTCATTTTCTGCGATCAGGTTGCTTATCGTTATGGCTACTCTCAGGCTGAGTTGGCAGCGTTCTATACCGCAATGGATGTTTACCTGGCTATCAGTTATGGCGAGGGTTTTGGTGTTGGCACGATTGAGGCTCAGGCCTGTGGCACGCCGGTGATTGTTTCGGACATTTGCGCGAGTACTGAGCTGGTTGGTGATGGTTGGTTGGTTGAGTGCCAGCCGTTGTGGGATGAGGCGCAGAAGTCTTGGTTTAGCGTGCCTAACATTCCGCAGACTGTGGCGGCTCTCAATGCTGCTTTTGAGTCGCCTCGAGGCAAGTCGCAAAAGGCGATTGATTTCGCTGAGGTTTATGGTGCTGAGCATGTTTGGCAAACTTATTGGCTGCCAGCGTTGGCCAAGATTCTAAAGTGATTCCGGTGTTGGGGTTTGCGACCCTGAAACGATTTGACTTGGCTGAGCGGTTGCTGGCCAGCATCGATTACCCGGTTGAGCATTTGGTGATTGTAAACAATTCAGGCAGTCGCGCCTGGCAACCTAAGAAACCTGATCTAGTAAAGAATCTTTGGCACATCGAAGTGCCGTTTGGTTTGGGTTTGGTTGGCGCGTGGAATCTGATTGTGAAAAGTACGCCCTATGCGCCGTATTGGGTTTTGGTGAATGATGATGCCTGGTTTGAGCCTGGCCAGATGCAGCTCATTCCCGAGCAGGTGGACACTGATGCGCTGAATTTCTTGGACATTGTGCCTCGATGGTCGGGTGTTGTGTTTGGCGAGGGCATGGTGGCAAAAGTCGGGCTATACGATGAAAACTTTTACCCTCTTTATTTCGATGATGATGATCTCGAGCGCCGGGTTGATTTGGCAGGTATAGACAAGAAATCTATACATTGCAGAATGGGCCACAATAACAGTTCTACGCTCAATAGCGGCTTTCAGGCAGTCAATTCGGTAAGTTATGCCAATAACTCTAAATTGAACGCTCAGAGAGCCGCACAGGGCTGTTTAGAGGCATTTGCGTGGACATTAGAAACTAGGAGAGCAAACCGATGGGATTGATTTACACTGGCGGCACTTTTGACCTATTCCATGCCGGGCATGTGGCGTTTCTGCAACGCGCAGCCGAGCTGGGCGAGGTGGTTGTGGCGCTCAATACAGATGAGTTCATTGTGGAGTATAAAAGTAAAGCGCCGGTGATGACTTACGCTGAGCGCCGAGCGGTTTTGCTGGGTTGCAAATGGGTTAGCCAGGTTGTGCCTAACGCTGGTGGCGCTGATTCGCGCATTGCCATCGATCAGGTCAATCCCGACTACATCATTATCGGCAGCGACTGGGCCAGGCGCGACTACTACTACCAGATGGGTTTCGATCAGGATTGGTTGGATGAGCGCGGCATTGGTTTGATTTACATTCCCTATACCGATGGCATCTCGACTACCGCCATCAAGCAGCGACTATCTAAGCGGTAAAATAAAAGCAATACTTTAGGAGTCATTTTGGCTATTACAAATGGTTATTGCTCACTGCAAGAAATCAAAGCTGCACTGCGCATCACAGACAACATCGATGATTCACTGCTCGAAACGGCTGTTGAGTCTGCATCGCGCCTGGTTGATGGTTTCGCTGGCCGCAACTTTTACTCTAACGGCTCAGCAACCCGATACTTCACACCTGAAGATCGCATTGTTTGCGAGATTGATGACCTGATTTCGCTCACCAGCCTCGAGGTGTCTGAAGATTTAGATGGTGTGTTTGACCAGACTTGGACTGCTACCGATTACCAGCTCGAGCCGCTAAACGGCAGGGCTGATGGTTTGACTGGTTGGCCGGCTACTCGCATCAGGGCTGTTGGCGATTTTGTGTTTGGCACAAACATTGGCGAGGCCAGCGTAAAGGTAACAGGCACTTGGGGTTGGAGTGCAGCGCCGGTGGCTATCAAACAGGCCACCATTATTCAGGGTAGCCGAATCTTCAAGCGCCTCGATTCGCCGCTGGGTGTGTTGAGCGCACCAGACTTGGGTTACATTCGCGTTGGCACTCGACTAGATCCCGATGTGCAGCAACTGGTTGAGCCGTACCGCCTAGCAAGGTTTCTCGCATAATGGCAAGCATTAGCGATCTACGCGCTGGCATCGCCGCTAACCTGGCAACTATTTCAGGTCTGCGCACCGGCTCTACCATTCCCGAGAATGTGAATCCGCCGTTTGCGATTGTCGCACCATCATCGATGAGTTATCACCAGTCGTTTGCTAACGGCATGACTACTTACAACTTTGTTGTGACTTTGGTTGTGGGCCGCGCTGATGGCCGCGCAGCTCAGAATGCTTTAGATGCTTTCTGCTCTAGCACCGGCTCTAGTAGTATTAGAGTTGCAGTCGAAAGTAATCGCACACTGGGTGGGAAAGCGTTTGATTGTGTCGTTACCGGAATGCGCAATTATGGCAGCCTGGCTATCGGCGATAACACATACCTGGCGGCTGAGTTTGATCTCACTGTTCAGGCTGATTAAGTAAAGGAAATCTAATGGCAAAATTCGTTGCTACTGATTACTCAATTACCCTGAATGGCACAAGCCTGAGCGATGTGCTTCAGTCTGTAAACCTCACCATTCAGAGTGATGAAGTAGAAACTACTACCTTTGGTGGCGGTTGGAAAACTATGGTTGGCGGCTTGCGCTCAGGTTCACTGCAGCTCAACTTCTTCCAGGACTTCGCTGCCGGTTCAGTTGATGCGACCCTATGGCCGCTAATCAACACCATCGGTACTGTTGTGATCAAGCCAACTAGCTCAACAGTTTCATCGACTAACCCGAGCTACACAGTGCCTGTTCTAATCTCTCAGTACCAGCCGTTTGCATCTACGGTGGGTGATGCCGCAGTGCTATCGGTGACTTTTCCGACCAGTGGTACGGTCAGTAGGGCTACGGCATAGGCCGAGTTCTAAAACAAAACTAAACAAAGAAAGACACCATGAAACTAAATCTACGCGTTGAGTTTTTAGATGGTCGGGTACAAGATCCGGTTTCGGTTCAAATGCCCGACATGCTGAAGTTCGAGGAAAAGTTTTCTATTTCAATCTCGGCTCTTGAGAGAGAGCAGAAATTGACTTACATTGTGTTTCTCGCATGGGCCGCGCTCAGTCGCCAGAAACTAACTGATAAGAGTTTCGATGATTTCATTGAAACAGTTGAGTTAGTTACTGCGAGTGAGGCCAGCCCAAAATAATCCCGTTGGGCGATGAGTCTGCACATTGGACTATTGCTCAACTTGCGGTTGAGTTAGGCATTGCACCGAGTGTGCTTATGAATGAGTCGCCGCGAATGCTTTTCACTATGCAGCGTGTTTTGTTAGCGCGTAATAGCCAGGCATGAAGAAAGCCCTAGACACTTGATCTAGGGCTTTCTCATTTTCGGCAACTTAGGGGGTTAGTTGCTCGAATCCGGCGAGGCTGAAGTTGGGGTGTTTCAATACTTCGCCGGCAGCTAGGTCTAGCATCCGTTGCACATCTTCGATGCTAAAGCGTGAGTGTTCAATTAGGTCTACAAAGTTTTCATAATTGCTGATTGCGTTATAGGCCAGGCTGACTACTAGGCGCTGAAACTCGGGATTGTGACTTGGGATTTCGCCGCGCTCGATGCAGACTAGGGCAGCCTCATAAGGTAGTTCGCTTACTAGCGCATCTGCCAAGTTATAGTCGATTGGTGCGATCTCGCGCCAAATCTTTTCTTCAGCGCCATCGCGCAAGTGGAGTGGCGTAAATGGTGGCTCTTGGATGCCGGCAATTAGTCGGTCTGCCTCAGCATCGACAATCTGCTGGTATGTAATGTCTAGTTCTTTGTAAACGCCCATGATTATGCAACTTTCTTGATTGCGGCCATTAGGCGTGCATCTGACCATTTGCTGATGCGTGCGATCAGTTCAAAGTAGCTGCCAAAGTCTGCAGCGTTTGTGGCTAGTTTGTGGGCTAGTTTGCGTAGCTGGTATTCGTTCATGATTTCCTATCTTTCTACCGGCGGTTGCCTGGTAATGAAATTATGACCGATTAGCCTGGCTGAGCGCAACATTTGGGTGCAGGTGTTTCATAACGCTTTGGTAACGCCGGCGGTAGAATTGATGTTATGTCTGAGCCAATTACACTTACCATTGCCAAGTTCACCGGCAGCCTAAGTAACAGGGGTGGCGTGAATATTGGGGCTAACGACATAAGCGTTTTGGATGTTCGCGAGCTGCAAAAGCGGATGCGCGATGCTGGGCCTAACTTTCGCGCCGAGTTTATGCGTGATGTGAAAGACATTGGTAGGCCGCTCGAGAGCAAAATCAAATCGACTATTCGCGGTATTGAGCCGTTGTCGGGTTTCCGTAAGGATCGTGGCCGTTTGGGTTGGGGTACTGCTACGGCTGTGGATAAGACAACAGTGCAGTTTCGTACCGCTATGGGTGGCCGTTCGCTCACAACTACTCTTTTGCGTATCAAGATTTGGTCGCCGGCTGTAATCATTTTGGACATGGCTGGGCGCACAGGTAAAAGCATTGGTGACGGCCGTAGAAACGATAACTCGCCGCCGACTACTCGCCGCCGCAACGCTAACCAGAAAAAGGGTAACGCTTTCATTGCCAGCCTGAATCGAGAAATCGGTGATGGCAAGGCCTCGCGTTTCATTTACCCGGCGGCTGAAGATAGTTTGCCAGCGTTGAGCGCACAGACTCAGAAAGTGCTTGATGATGCGATGCGGCGTTTTAACATGAGAGGCATCTAATGGCTAGTGCGTTATTTATTCCACTAAAAGCGATCTTTGATGATCGTGGCTTTAAGAATGCTCAAAAGAGCATGGGGTCACTTGGCCAGACTATGAAGAAAACGCTCGGCGCGGTTGGCCTAACTGTGGGTGTTGGTGCGCTGGTAAATCAGTTGCAGCGTGCTGGTAAAGCGGCAGCTGAAGATGCCAAGTCGCAGGGGCTTTTGGCGCTTGCGCTGCGTAACACTGTAAACGCCACTAATGAGCAGATCTCGGCTGTTGAGAAATCGATTGCCAAGATGGAGTTGATGGCATCCGTACCTGATGATGTTATTCGCCCGGCTTTCGCTAGTTTGGTTCGCGCTACCGGCGATGTGACTGCGGCAACAGGTTTGATGGAGTTGGCGCTCGATGTTGCTGCCGGCACTGGTAAAGATGTTTCGACTGTTTCGGCAGCGTTGGCTAAGGCTTACGCTGGGCAGGGTACGGCCCTAAACAGGCTAGTGCCTGGTATTGCTAATGCCACAGACAAGTTTGGTTTCTTGCAAGAGAAGTTTGCTGGTGCTGCATCTGAGGCCGCGAATCTCGATCCGTATCAGCGCCTAAATCTTATCTTTGGCAATTTGCAAGAGGCCATCGGTACTTATCTTTTGCCCTATTTGCAAGATTTCGCTAAGTGGTTGGCATCGCCGCCAGGTCAAGAGAAACTAAAAGCCATCGCTGCGACTTTCGGCACGATTGTTACCGCTGTTGGCAACATGGTTAGTTTCTTGCTCGACAACACCTGGCTGGTGAAAACTGTTGCTGGTTTGATTGCCATGTATAAGGTTTGGAAATCTATTTTCTTGGTCACTAAGGCCATCTATGGTGCGCAAAAGGCTTCGGCTCTTGCAACTTTCGCTCTTAAGGGTGCTGAGTCTGCTAAGGGTTGGGCTGCGATTGCGGCGGCTACTGCAGCTGTTGCCGCTGGTTTGGGTACTTTCGTTGCGCTTGATGCAATGATTGGCAGCATTGGCGACAATGTTAAAGAGCTTGATCAGAGTGTTGGCAAACTAAACACTTACGATGCACCGCCGATTGTGCCGCCTGATGACCCGGCATCTACTAAGGGTAAGACACCGGCTCAGAAAGCCGCTGATGCCGCTGCTAAGGCCGCTGCGACTGCGATGGCTGCGTATCAGAAACTTGCTATCGCGATGGGTGAGTTCAAAGCCTCGATGGGTGAGGTGCTTGCTGGTGTTAGGCCGTTGGAAACCGCTACGCGCGTCATTGGCGAGTTTGAGCAAGCATCGGTTGATGCGTTTACCGCTGTTCAAGAAAAGGTTGCTGAGGCTCTAAAGAATGGGCTGGTTTCGGCGGCTACTTTCGATGCGCTCACCAGGTACGCCGCTAAAGAGGCTAAGGTGCTGAATGAGATTGCAGCTCAGCGCGATGCCATCGCTAAGAAAATCGACATTGCTAAGAATTTGGTTTCGACTGTTCGCGACTATGTGAGTATCAGCGATTTGGGTGCAACATCTGCCGAGATCACTAACAATTTCAAGGGCATCATTGATAAGACTGTTGCTTTTGGTAAGAATCTTTTGGCGCTCAAGAAAGCCGGTCTTGACCGCAACCTGTTTGCACAGATTCTTGGTGCTGGCCTCGAGGCTGGTGGGCAGACTGCTCAGGCGATTGTCGAGGGTGGCGATTCTGCCATTACTGAGCTGAATGGGCTGTTTAAAGAGTTGAATTTGGCGGCTGAGGGTATCGCGCAGACTTCAACTGATGTGATGTATGCGGTGGGCGAGGAAATCATTTCTAATGGTTTCATTGCCGGGCTGATGGCTCAGGATTCGGCGTTGGTGAAAGCGGCTCAGGTTTTGGCTGATGCGTTTACATCGACTTTCACTACCGGGCTTTCGGTGGGCATGGCTGAGCAGTTGGCTAAGATTCAGCCGCCGAGTGTGAGCGTGCCTCTGAGTTCGACTGTTACGCCGCTGTCTAATAGCATGGCTAATCAGTTGGCTGGGTTGGGTTTCAAGAATACGCCTGATGCTTACATTCGCAGGGATTCGATGGGTCAGAGTTTCTTGACTACTCGCGCTGGTATAACTATCAATGTGAATGCTGGTATGGGTACTGATGGCAAGTCTGTGGCTCAGGCGATTGTCGATGAGATCAAGCGTTATGAGCGTGCTAATGGCGCGGTTTGGTCGCCGGCATAATGAGTTTGCCGATTGAGAAAGTCGAGCTTGGTTTTGATGAGAATGGGCCAGGTAACTTCTTCATTCTCGATGATGCGGTTCAGGGCGTTTTAGACAACACCGCGTATGTGCTGGGTGGCGGTTCGTTCTTTTACGATGTGAGCGCCTATGTGCAAGAGATTTCGGTGCAGCGTGGCAAGTCGCGTGCGTTGGATCGTTACAGTTCGGGCCAGGCTCGAGTTACTTTCAATAACCGCAACCGCTACTTTGACCCGACTTACCTGGCATCGCCGTTTTATGGGCAGATTGTGCCTCGCCGCGATGTGCGTATTTGGTCTAATTATCAAGCGCCGTATACAACAACGCGCACTAATTTGGTTACTAATCCTAGCCTTGAAACAAACAGCAGCGAATGGGGTTCTACTGGCTCATCTACACTCACAAGAATCACAACCGATGCCTATGTTGGCTCAGCGTGCGCAAGAGTAACAACTACTGGGCTTGGTCAAATGGGCGCAAGAGTGCAACTCACAAGCAGGTTGCCCGTAACTGCTGGTCAAGATTTTACCGGCTCAGTCTTTGTAAAAGATGAATCAACTAATGCTCAATTTGTAGTTCAAATTTATTGGTATAACTCTGGTGGTTCTTTTCTATCTGCTACAACTGGTTCAGCAACTACAGTCAATACAAGTTCATGGACAAGAGTTTCGTTATCGGCAACTGCGCCGGCCAATGCGACAGCAGCAATGCTGGTTTGCCTAAGTAGCACAAATGTGGTTTCTGCTAAATCCGCTTTATTTGATGCCGCGATGTTTGAGCAATCGTCATCATTAGGCGACTACTTTAGTGGTTCATCTGCAAACATAAGCAATTCACAATTTACTAAAACTTATTCGTGGGCTGGTACTGCTAATGCCTCAATTAGCACAGAGGCTGCATCTTTTGTTGAGTCAGGCATTGTCTATGTGGGTACTACGGATGACTGGGATTTGAATTATGCGCCTAATGGTGATTCTGTTGCCGTTTTGAGTGCTTATGATGGGTTCGCGTTTCTCTCTCAGCAAACTTTGACCGCTGCGACTAACCCGGTTGAGTTGTCGGGTGCGCGTGTAAATCGTATTCTTGACGATCCAGGTGTTGCGTGGCCGGCTGCTGCCAGGTCTGTGAGTGCTGGTGATGAAACTTTGCAGGGCGATACTGTCGAGCTGGGTGCTAACGCTCTCGAGTATTTGCAGACTATTGAAACTACTGAGCCTGGCGAGTTGTTTATTGGCAAGTCGGGTAACTTGACTTTCCAGGCGCGTAACGCTGTTGCGCCATCGAGCAGCGCGGTGGTCTTGAGTGATGATAATACGGGCGTGCGCTATTCGAGCGTGAGAGTGGTTTATGGCTCGGAGTTGCTGTTTACTCAGACTGAGCTGCAGCGCCGCAATTCTGTTGTGACTATCCAGACTAACGATACGGCTGCTCAGAGCGATTATGGTATTCGCACGCTCTCGATCACCGATTTGCTTAGTCAGACTGATTTGCGTGTGGCTGAGTTGGGTAATTGGCTGTTGGGTCAGTACGCCGCGCCTGAGTATCGTTTTGAGGCTGTTGAGGTGCTTATGTCGCAACTCTCGACTGTTGAGCAGGATTCGCTGTTTGGGTTGGAGTTGGGCCAGGTCTGCAAGATTACTTTCACGCCTAACGGCATTGCACCGGCGATTGTGAAGTTTGCCCGAGTTATCTCGATTAGTCACCAGGCTACTTTGACTGAGCATCGCATGATGCTTGGTTTGGGTACGCTTACAACTAATACTTTCGTTTTGGATGACCTGGCGTTTGGTATCCTTGACTCAGGGATTCTTGCCTTTTAATTAGGAGTTTTTATGGCTGGTGCAGGTTGGCGCACATTTACTAGCGGCGCGGTTTTGACTGCGGCGCAGGTGCAGGATTTTCTGCAAGATCAGGTTGTGCAGGTTTATGCAACTACGGCTGCCAGGTCATCGGCTCTTGGCACTGCGGTTTCTAACGGCATGATGTCGTTTGTTACTACCGGCTCACAGTTGGATGTTTACGCCAATGGCGCGTGGACAGGTCTGAATTACACCACGATAACTAACTCGACTGTTTCGGCTTACACTGTGACCGCTGGCGATCACAACCGCACTTTTGTTAGCGCATCGACTGCAGCTCAGACAATCGTTGTGCCTGATGTGTTTGAGATTGGTGAGCGTTTTGATGTTGTGCGCGATGGTGCTGGCACTGTGAGCATTTCTGCCGGTACTGGTGTGACTACTTGGGCTGGTGCAGGTACTGCCGGCACTGCTAAGAGTTTTGCGATGGGTACTCAGTACTCGGCGGCATCGGTTATCAAGGTTGCGGCTAACAGTTACCGCGTTATTGGTGCGGTGGCCTAATGTCGCTTTTACCTCTCGGCATTCTGTCGCAGGGTGGGCCGGCTGGCGGTGGCGCTTTTGAGTTGATTGAAACTCAAATACTCGCCTCGACAACTACGGCTGTTACTTTTAGCGCCATCCCGACAATTTACAAGCATTTGCACATTCGCATTACCGCGCGTAACACAACGGGTGCATCTAGCCGGCCTATTACTTTGCGAATCAATGGCGATACGGCATCAAACTATGCCTATCACAACATTCGCGGCAATGGGTCTGCAGGTTCAGGTTCAACTGCGACAGCTCAAACTTCTATGGTTATTGCTAACTCGCCTGGTGCGACTGAAACGGCTAACATTTTCGCTGTGGCTTTAGTGGACATTTTGGATTACACAAACACCAATAAAACTAAGGCCGTTCGCTCATTTAGTGGCCGTTATGCCTCTGATGGTGGCATTGATTATGCCGGTGGTCATTGGAATAGCACCGCCGCAATTACTTCAGTCGAGCTTGCTGATCGCATGGTTTCTTCATCGTTTGCTACTGGCACGCGCATTTCACTTTATGGGATTGGTGGTTAGTCATGCCGGCTCTAGTGGCTTTAGCAAATACAACTCTTGGCTCTAACTCGACAACTATTACATTTTCTAGCATTCCAAGCACTTATCAGGATTTGTATTTGGTGGTTGTGGGTAGATCGTCTGGCGGTTTTTCTCAAAACATTCGTTTCAATGGCGATTCAGGTGCGAATTACAATGTTTTGCGTTTTACTTCGACAACCTCAACGATTGCATCTGGTGTAGCTGCATCACAAACAAGGGGTCTGATTTCAAACCTGAGTTTTAACTCAAGTATTACTGGCGCGGCGTTTATTCACATTTTGGATTACGCGCGCACCGATAAGCACAAAACAACTATTGGCGATGTTCATGCTGATAACGGCACAGCGAATGAGATGCTTTGCAATCGCTGGGCAAACACTGCTGCAATTACTTCAGTGGCACTATCAAGCGACTCTAGTCAGACTTATCTGGCCGGCACAACTTTTGCACTTTATGGAGTTAGAGGATCATGATTACCAGTTTGATTGCATCGACAACTGTTGGCGCTGGTGGCACTAACACAATAGAGTTCACATCGATACCTGGCACTTTTACCGATTTGGTGGTTTTGTTGTCTGCTCGCACAAGTGCTGCATCTGATGTGCCACGCTTTCGCGCAAATACTTACATAAGCGAGTTTAACAAGGGGCAGGTTTTCTTTAGCAATGGCGCTTCTGTTTCAGCATTTGATGATGTTTTTAACACTTATCAGCAAATTGGTACTGAGCCTGGCACAAGCTGGTCGGCCAACTCATTTAGCAATGTGCTGATTCAGTTGCCAAATTATTCAGGCACATCTTATCCAAAAACCTATAAAACTCAGTCAATAAGTAAGGATTCTGGCGCAAATCAGGAAATCAGGCTTACAGGCACAGGGTTTACATCTTTTACTGCAGCGATAACTAGCGTGCAAATCACTACAACAAATACTTTCGTTCAACACACAACCGCTTACCTTTATGGCACACTTAAAGGCTCTGGTGGCGCAACTGTTACTGTGACCTAAACAAAGGAATAAAAATGGCTCTAACTAAAATTGTTGTAAATTGTGAAACCGGCGTTTCTGAAGAAATCGAATTGTCGGCTGATGAGGTTGCACAGTTCGAGGCTGATAAGGCTCAGGCAGAATTGGCTGCAGCTGAGGCGCAAGCTGAGGCTGATCGCATCGAGGCTCTAAAGGTTTCTGCACGCGCGAAATTGGTTGCTGGTGAAGTTTTGACGGCTGATGAGGCCGCTCTCATCATCGGCTAAACTAGGTTTAGTATTTGCACCGAATCCACGCTTTCGGCTCGATAGAAAGTTTGTTTTGATGGATTCTGGCAACGATAAGATTCTGATTCAGTTGGTTCGCGACATTGCTGAGGTTAAGGCGATGGTGCAGAATTATGCCGACATCGAGTTGCGCGTGCGTGAGCTTGAGAAAGCGCGTTGGAAATCTGCCTGGATCACCGGGCTGTTGTCTGCGGCTATCAGCTCATCGGCTGTTGCAGTGATTATCCGTTTGGTTGTGGCATAAATGTCTTGCGTGTATGAGCCGCTAAGGATGAAAACGCGTGAGCGCCGCGATGAGTTGGGTAAAGCCACTATTGGCGATACTGGTAAGCCGCGTAAGAGGCCGCATCGTGGTAATGATTGGGGTGATCGTGCCGGGTCTGCCGGTAAAGATTTCTATGCGGTTCACGCTGGCAAGGTTGTGAAAGTCTTGAAAACAGGCGAGTTGGGTCACTCGATCATCATCGAGCGCATGGGTTGCCTAAACCCTAATTGCAAGGGCCGTTTCGATGAGTACAATCACAGTAATCAGCCAGCGAAACTCAAGGTTGGCGACATGGTTACTCACAATACTGTTTTGAATCAGATGGGCGACATGGGTTCGCCAGGTGCGAATCATCTACATGCAAGCTCGGCTTTTGGGCCTGTGCCACATGATGCGCCGGTGGGCAAACTGGTGGACTTATTCAAGGACATTGATGCAGCAACGGCTGTTAGGCGTGCCGAGAAAGCCGCTACAACCGCCGCTAAGCCACTAATCGCAAACCCTGAAGGAAACTGATGCTTGATAAGATAAAAACCCGTCTAAACGCCGTAGGTGGCGTTTTAGGGGCTATTGCGTGGCGTGGCTTTGGGCTGTTTCTGTTTATTCTGGGTGGCGCAGCCGGTACTGGTGCTGTTGTGGTTGGCGACTGGGTGACTGGTGTTGTGATCGCGTGGGCAACGCTCATGTTGGGTGTGGTTGGGGCTATCGGTTATGCGATTGCGACTACTGGCACTGCCACTGAGGAAACGGTTGCTAAGGCCACTCAGGATGCTGTGCAGAAAGCCAACGAGCCTAAGAAATAAGCCGCCCTCGATCTTCAGGGGTTAGGCCGCCATAAATTCCGTACGGCTCGGCAGCCAGGATGCCATAGTTTCGGCATTGCTTGATTAGTGGGCAGGTGTTGCACAATTCTTTGGCTATCTTTTCGGCCATGCGTTGCATCACATTATCGGGCTGATCTTCGGGAAAGAATAGATCGGGCGACTGTTCGCAGGGTACACCGCCAGGCGTTTCTAACACCAATTCCATTAGTCGGTCTTTGGCGTTTTGTATTTGTCGGTGGTCACTCACATAATTAGGGTAATCGTTGAAAGGGTAATTTTATGGCTAAATTGTTGGGCAACTTCGAGTCGGGTTCGGCTGAGTGGTTGGCGTTACGTGAGGGCGAGGCGGTGGTCACTGGCACGCTGGCCGGCATTGTTTGTGGTTGGTCACAGTGGGAATCGCCGTTTACTGCGTGGGCGAAAGCGACAGGCAGGATTCCGAGCGAGGTCAAGCAATCGTTGGCGATGCGTTTCGGCCAGGTGTTCGAGTCGGGCATCAAGCAGGTGTGGAGTGAGCTGAATCCCAACTTTCTGATTCATGATGAGGTTGGCACTTGGGCGCATGATGAGTTTGAGTGGGCTAGGGCTAACCCGGATGGTTTGCTAACTTACCCTGATGGTTCGATGGGTGTTTTGGAAATCAAAACCGCTCGAGTGCCGTTCGATGAAGTGCCTCTGAATTATCGGGCGCAGGTGTTGTGGTATTGCTGGGTGATGGGCGTGCGTAAAGCCAAACTGGTTGCACTCTTTAGCGGCAATGATCTGCGCGAGTTTGATATTGAGTTTGATGACTTCGAGTTTGAGTCGATTCTGGGTGCTGTAAAGCGTTGGCGCGAGTGCGTGCTAAACGATGTGAAACCTGATTGGGATGGGTCTGCCAACACTCTCGAAACTGTGAAACTGCTCAATCCTGGCGTGGCCGATGCTGGTGTTGATTTGGGTGATTTGGGTATTTATGTACAAAATGCACAGAATGACTTTGACCGGGCGCAAGAGCATTTGAATGAGATGAAGTCGCGCACGCTCGATGCGTTGGGGGATGCAAAAACAGGGTTTGTGTCTGTCGCAGGTGAGCAGTATGTTGTTTGTACTCGCGCCGTAAATCGTAATGGCGTGATTTCGTTGAGCATCAAGAAAGGTAAAAATGTCTAAGGAAATTTGGGAATCGCAGCTCGACATAAACAAGATCTTCGATAAGAGGCTTGCGTTGGCGAGTGAGCAACTTACCGCTTTGACTGAGCTGGTGATTGCGCAGGGCAAACTGATTCAGCAGTTGGCTGGGCTGGTCAATCCGACAACACCGACAACACCGACAGACTGCCAGGCTCGCCACTGTGCTTGCAAAGATGGTGAGATGTAATGGCATCTTTCAACTTGGCTGATTATGAAACTGTTGAGCAGCGCCATGCTCGAGTAATCAAGCAACACCCTGATTTGCGGTGCATCTTGGTGAATCACACAACACCGGCTGATCGTGCTGTTGGCATGTGGGTGGTTGAGGCTCGAGTGTATTTGAATGCTGCTGATCAGGCCGCCGATTTGCCTAAAGCAACCGAGTGGGCTTTTGAGATTGATGGTGCTGGTATGGCAAACAAAACATCAGCCCTCGAAAACGCGAATACATCGGCTCTTGGCCGCGCACTCAGGTGGGCTATTGGCGGCTCTAAGGGTGCTAGTCGAGAAGAAATGCAAAAGGTTGCTGGTGGCAAAACACCGGCCAAGCGCGACTTCGTGGCAGAGGCCGACAAACTAGCATTGTCTTATGATGTTGAGGGTTTGCGGTTGCTTTATACCGATGCTGTTGCCGCCGGTGCTGAGCCTAAGATTTTAGAGAAAATCAAGGCTTATGGATCAGAAGTTAGCAAACCTTAAAATTCTTTTGGCATCGATACTTGAGCTGCAAGCCCTTATCGATTACACATTTATTACCGGCCAGCATGAGTTGTTGCCTGGCTTGATTCAGTTGCAAAAGGAAAGGTTGGCGAGGTTTGATAACACCCGATCAGGTAATTAGCGAAATTCAGCGTTTGACCGCTGAGGCATCGAAAGCGCCACAGGCCATTTATGAGGCTGAGAAAGTGGTTGCTGATAAGCAGTTGGCTTATGACCGGCAGTCGGCGCTGGAGTTTATGAATGCGCAGGGTACTGTTGCGGATCGTGAAAACATTGCGAAACTCAATTCTGGCACTGAGCGTTTTGAGTTGGAGTTGGCTAAGGCCGAGCTGAATAGGGTCAAGAATAAGGCTAAGCAGTTGGCTGATGCTGGTGTTTTGACTGCGAGTATTGGTCGCCAGGTGGAGTTGATTTACCGCAACGCTGGCTAATCTTGGATTATGTCTATAAGCAATTCTTGCGGCTTTTGTGGGTCATCGTTTGAGGTGTCGCACAATCAAGAGGTGAAGTTGTGGCGTGAGTGGCGCGAAACTCATCGTTGCGAGAGTTCGCCTGATGTGACTGAAACAAACATTATGACTAGCGCCGAAACATCCACTGAGCGTATTGGGTTTCAGATGAAGTCACTCAACATCGAGCTGCCTGATAAGCCGGGCTGGGAAGATGAATGAGGCCGAAAGAATTTGCCAGGCTGCTCGAGCGCGATAAGCATTGTTTGCATTGTGGCTCTACCGGCGATGATCTAATTCCCCAGCATCGAGCCAACAAAGGTTTTGGTGGCGCTCGACCTGATTCGCCGTATAACCGGCCATCGAATCTGATTGTGTTGTGCAGCGAGGCCAATTTTCTGATGGAGTTCAACGCCGAGTTTGCAGCTCGCGCCAGGATGTTTGGCTGGAAATTGTCGCGGTGGGCTGATCCGAGTGTTACGCCGGTTTGGGATGGGCCTAAACAGGTTTATGTGATTTTGGGTGACGATTATTCGCGAATTGAGTTGCACAACTATGGCAAAGGTGTATTGTCGTAACACTGATAGAATTAAAGAGCGGCCACAGAGCATGGAAACCCTGTGACCGCGATACCGATAACCAAACTATCGGCAGTTCCTAGATTACTAGGTTTGCCGGGAAAAGGCAGTAAAAAATGCCACTAATTCGTGGACACCATTCATTCGATGATCAATACGCGCAAATACCAAACTCATGGTTGCGCGACTCTCGACTAACCCTAAAAGCAATCGGCTTATTAGCTCAGATTATGAGTCATCGGCCTGGCTGGAATATGTCGATTCGCAACCTGGCATCGATTAACAAAGTGGGCAGAGATTCGATTTCGGCAGCCCTAAAAGAGCTGGAGTTTTACGGCTACCTGGTGCGCACTCAAGAGCGTGGCGAAAACAATAAATGGGGCGAGGCGATCTATACAACTAGCGACCCTATGCCTGATAAGCCGTTGGCGGAAAAGCCGTTGCCGGAAAAGCCGTCATCGGGAAACCATGCCACAAAGAATACTATTGATTTAGAAAACCAAACTAAAGAAAATAATAAGAAAGAAACCGCCAAAAAACTTTCTCAATTAAATGAAACCTGGCAACCGAATGAGAAACTGTTGGCAATGTTTCCGAGTAAGTGGCCTCTACTAAAACCCTCTGAAGATACTGAGGCGTTTCGGCTCTACCATCGCGCTAAGGGTTCAAAGTTTGTGGATTGGGATTTGGCTTATCAGCAATGGATGAATCGCGCTCAGAAATGGGCTGCCGAGAAACAACCGGCTGCACCAGCTCGCAAGATCGTGGGTGATTTCTGATGTGGTGGGGTGATGCTGAGAAGATTCTGATTGGCGCGATTGTTTTGAGTCGCGGCGCTTACCTGGATGATTGCCACCTGATTGCAACTGATTTCACCAGCGAAAAGAATCGGAAACTTTTTACTGTTTTGCGCGAGATGCGTGCTGCCAGCGAGGGTATCGATGGTTTTACTGTTGGCTCTAAATTGCCTGAGTTGGCTGTTTATGTACATGAGGCCACATCTGAAACACCGACTTGGCAAAACGCCGACTTTTATGAGCAAATGATTCTTGACCGCAATGCTCGGTGGGCTTTGGTTGAGGTTGGGCATGGTTTGATTTCGGCTGGCCAGGCTGAAGATTCTGATGTTGATGTGGCGCTCGATAGGGCTGGTGATCGCATTGAGCAGGTCACTGTTGGCAGGTTGCGTGAGCAGGTTGAGTTTGTTTCAGACATTCTGCTCGATTCGGTTGAGCATCTGAATAGCAAACCCGACTTTGTGCCATCGCAATGGGGCAGCTTGAATGAGTTTCTGGGCGGTTTTCGACCTGGTGCGCTCTACATTATCGGCGCGAGGCCATCGGTGGGCAAGTCTGTGGTTGCAGTAAACATGGCTTATCAGTTGGCTGGCGAGGGTGCTGTAAGTTTCCATTCGCTTGAGATGAGCAAGCGCGAGATTATGAATCGCCTATTTGCGAGTGTTTGCAGCGTGAGCATGGATCATCTCGAGAATCGCACGCTTACCGATTTGGATTGGCGCAGGATTGCTGAGAGGCAGGGCGAGTTGTCTAGGCCGATTGCTATCGCTGATAAGTCGGGTCAAACTTTGGTGGATGTGCGAGCGTTTGCCAGGCAGGTTGGCAAGAAACAGAAACTTGGCGCAATCGTTGTCGATTACTTGCAGCTCATGCAGGATTCTGAGCGTGGGCGCAACCGATACGAATCGGTTACGGCTATCAGCAATGGCTTGAAGATTCTGGCTCGCGATCTCGAAGTGCCGGTGATTGCGTTGGCGCAGCTCAACAGGCAGATTGAGGGTCGTAAGGATTCTGCACCAGGCTTAGCCGATTTGCGAGATTCGGGCGCTATCGAGCAAGATGCCGATGTGGTCATTTTGCTGAATCGCGAAAGAGCGATGGATGATGGCGAAGATGAGAAATCGAAAATGATTCTGCACATCGCTAAAAACAGGCATGGCAAAACCGGGCATGTGGCGCTCAGGTTCGATGGTTTGTTTGCGAGAGTAACCGAAAACCGCTAATGTTGGGCCGGTGGATGAAAATCAGGTGCAGTGCCGCAAGTGTGGCTTTATTTGGGTGGTTGTGCCTAAGAAGAAACACCTGGCTCAGTACTGTGCGAGTTGCCGGGCTAAACCGGCCAAGATGGTGAAATACAATGGCGAAATCTGCGTGCCGTTTCATGGCAAATTTGACCGCGAAGATCGCCCTATTGTCGATGGCGTTTTGTTTATGCCTGGTGACCGCATTTGTGGCCATTCCGATTGTGTTGCTGTTGCTCACATTGTCGGTGGGTCTAAATAGAATCAAAGAATCTCTAAAGAAAAGGTGAATCATGGCTAAAAATCTAGTTGTAACAATTCAGGGCTACGCTGGCGAAACTAAGGAATCTAAGGGCGGGCAGTATGTTGTTGTGCCTGTGCCGGTGAATCGTAAGAATGATGCTGGCGAGTGGGAAACTGTCGAAAAGCATTACTTCAATGTTGCGCTCGATGGGCTAAACCTGGTGAAAGATAATCTTTACAAGATCACCGGCGAGCTGAAGATTAGCAAGTGGAAAAACGATGCTGGCGAAACTCAGGTTTCTTTCTGGGTGTCGAAAGCAACCGCTGAGCAGTTGGCTAAGTCGGGTAAGCCTGGCGACCCTAGCGCAGCAGATTTGCTCACAGGATTTGGCGCAACGCCGTTCTAATGATCAAGCTCTTTGTTTTAGTTTTCTTCGCTGGCAACTCAATCTTTATGTGGTTGTCTGTGGATAATTCTGCGCTGCCTATCCCGGTGCGCTTTCTCGCGTTTCTGTTGCTGGCGTTGAATGTGTTTACCGCTGCAGGGTTTGTGGCTAGGCGTGGCTGAAGATTTAGGCCGCGACTATGCGTTGCTGTTTGTGGATGGGCGGCCAGCGCCACAGGGTAGCAAGAATGCGTTTGTTATCGGTAAGCGAGCTGTAATGGTTGAGGCAAGCAAACATCTACCGGCTTGGCGCAACGATGTAATTCTGGCTGTAAAGAAACTCTTTTATGAAACTGAAGATGTGGCTAAGTTTGTGCAGCCGGTCAAGGTGCGCATGACTTTCTACATCGAGCGACCTAAGCAACCTAAATGGAAAATCTATCCAGGTGGAAAGCCGGATTTAGATCACTACATACGCGGATGCGCCGATGCGCTGGTAATCGGTGGTTTGCTACAGGATGACTCACTGATTGTGAAGATTCAGGCCGAAAAGGTCTGGTGTGGCCCTGATACTAAGCCCGAGCCTGGCGCTAAGGTCGAAATTTGGCGTTTGTAACGCTTTGATAACGGCCTGAAATTAGGGCGTGTAAATGTTTGACCTG